TTTGGTATCAAGACCTGTAAGCTTTGTCTGATAATCTGTTTCAAGCTTCCTGAATTTACCTGTAGATGACTCATCTATCCCTAATCCATGTTTTTTTCTTAAATCATATTCAGCATCACTGTATTTTCCATAATACTCGACATTAAGAGTTCCTAGAGCTTCTGTTGCTGTTGTTCCTGCACTCTCCAGGGCTCCTTCGTAAGTAGATAATGCACTTCCAAACTTTCCTGATGATGTATCGTCATCAGGATCTCCATAGTATTCTGTATCTAATGCAGTTTTTCCTATATTAAACGTGCCCTGAGCGGCTGACAATTTCTCAAGATAATCAGTCTTTGCCGCTCCAAACTTACCTATTACACCATCATCACCTTTGTATTCGGTTTCAATACCTGTTGTCTTGTCTGTGATATACTTACTCGCAATATCACCCCACTTTTCCCTGTACTCAAACGCATCCTGGAGTTCTCCTGCCTCTGTTTCATAAGTCTTGAAAGCAGATGAATAACTGGATGCGGCTTGTCTGTAGTCTCCTGTAACACGGTGCAAACGCTTCCTCATGCGTTTGGCTTTGGATGCAAGATAATCGTACATTAGTTGAAATAAGTGTAATCGGTGTCTGATGTTCCTACTGCCGTTTCCACCCGTGGCTCAAATTTCAATGTGGATGCATATCTCACTGACATTGCCGCATATCTCGTGGCACTCATGATGTCATCTCGTTCTTTGATGATCTTTCCATCTTTTCGGTGGTACATCCGCATTTCAGAAAACCAGTCGGAAAGATGGTTGAAGACCTTAAATCTGCCAGATTGCATACGCATGAAGATGTCGAGAATTCCTGGCTCAACTGCGTTGCCCCCGTCTGGATTAGTGAAATGAGTCCCCAACATATTGCACCCAAGCCTGCGATACTGTTTCGCCAGAGGTTCTCCAGAACCCTTGTCATGTTGCATACCATCATGCGGCCATACCACTGGAATCCACTCACCCCTCGCTTTAAGCGCATCTGCATGGACCACTGGAGTTGTTGCAGAAACCCGATATGTGTCATAGACATGGATTGTGTCCGTATCCCGATCATGGGCAATCCAGACTGCCGCAAACGGGTGATCCCAGCCGAAATCAATTCCAACAATCTTCGACCAGTGTTCTGGAATGGCAAAGGCTTCTTCCTTGAGTGATTCTTCATCAATTGGGAACACCAGACCACTGCCAAGAACTGGTATGCCTTTAGAACGCATATCACGTTCATGAGGCGGTAATGCGGAAAGGATCTCTTCTTTTGCATCTTCTGTGAGGTGTGGTGCATCATCCCAAGTTGCATGATAGAGATTCTGAGACTTCTTGAGATCGTTCATGAATGCCGCAACCGTATTGGTCATTCCAGACTCTGGTGTAAACGTCATCCATACTAATCCTGCTGATTTTAAGGTAGCACGTAAAGCCTGAGAATATATCGGTTGGGGGGGTTCCTCATCCAACCAAACACAGTCCACTGCCGAACCCATCCACTGCTCTTTTCCTTGCTCATAAGATTTAAAAAACAGTTTAGAATTCTTCCCAGAAATATGCTTGACCACCACTGTACTGATGGCATTCGGGATTCCTGGTGAACGGTCTGTAGAGAGAATAACATCTTTGGGCAATGCTCCTTTTCCAAAGTCTTCGAGATCTCCTGGTTCACCCAGCATTTCGCTCTGGACAATATCTCGTGTGTTGCCTGATGTGTTTCCAGCCGCCCAAGCACGTATTGGCGTGTAGAACTTATGACCTGACCACCACTTCGGATAACGTCCTGTAAGATGCATTGCCAACTCTGCGGCACCTGAAAAAGTCTTCCCGACTTTATTTGCCGCCATAAGGAGTCTTTGCTTTGCTCTGCCACCAAAGAGATCCTGTGCTTTGTGAAATTGTTCTTGATACGGGTACGGATCATAAAAATCTATTCGGTTGACTTCTTTACGTTCCTGCAACTCCTCTGCAAGTCTTAATGCCTCATCAACTTTTTGAAGTTCCATCAGTTGATGGCCTGAGAGACTTCTTCAGGTTTTTCCACAACAGGGATAATCGATTCTTCAGCTTTTTTCTTCCCAAGGAGTGCTTGAGCCGCATCGACTCCCACAAGTCCGACAATTCGTGATTCAATTTCTTCCACTGAGCGTTGTTCTGTAGTAACATCTATCCTCTCCACTGGTTTGTAGCCGCTTCGATCCAGAAGATCCTTGGCGGCTTGTAAACGGACTGTATCCGAATTGGATGCCTGCATAAGCTCCTCAACCACCCGTAAGGCTCTTGGACCCTTATCACCCATTCGTCCTTCCATCTCTTGGGTGATCTCAGATTCCATTGCTTTCTTGAGACGATTGCCCTCCTTCCTGAAATCGGTATCCGTGTGATATTTATATCCTGCATTCTTTGCCGCTAAAGTCGCATCGCCATGAGTGCAATACTCCTCTAACCACTTCTCCCGTCTGGGACCAATACGCTTTTCGTATTCCTGTTTCATCGCTTATTCATCCCAATTAAAATTTTCCTTTGTTTCCTTCTACCCAAATTTAGCTTCCTGCTTTTTTTAGTATTATCTCCGAAAACCTGACGGGTCTGTTTGCGTTCAGGATAACGTTCAGGATGATAACGATACCCTGTTTTAACTGGTGATTTCTGCATAGCAGATCCTGTCTTAATCCATTTTGTCCTGTATGATCTCCCTTCTCCTGTCAATAGATCAATATCTTGTGCAACATTCCTTGGGCGTTTAATATCACCTGTATCCCAATCAATGGATATAAGTCCCATAATATCAGGTTTTTTTGGATACTTTTCTCATCATCAAACCTTTTTTCTTCAAGGTTTTGATAGATTTCTTCCTCTTTTGCCATTCTCCCAGATTCTTGAGCCCTCGCTTTTTCAAATCATCCTTCGTCACGGCTACGTAATCTTTGCCTTTCCAACTAAATTCTGTTCCTTCACCTTTTTCCCGTGCTTTTGAAAACGCCTGACCAAACGTTTGTTTTTTCTTCTGAGGAGGAGCCGCACTGAATGTCATACCCAATGGATTCTTTTCGGTTGCAATAGGTTCACTTTTCTTTGATGCACCCTTATTTGCTCCTGTTGCAAATCCTACAATCCCTGCTCCTCCTACTCCACCACCAACAAGCCCCTTCCGAACCTTACTTGCGACTGCCGCACCAGCCCTTAAACGAGATGCATCTGCTGGATTGATGATGGTTCGTCCTCCTGATGCAGATTCTACTACAGGTACATTGGGAGCCCGCCTTCCACTGATAACTTTACGCCAACCACTACGTCTTCCACGATCAGTTAGTTTCCCTTCGCCATATCCTCGATTGCCTGCTCTCCAACGCAATCCTGATAATTTCTTCCGTCTTCCTGGTTGAGTCTTTAGGACTCCACGGACCTTTGCTCCGCTTTTGCTTGTTCTTCCTGAAACCCGTGTCCCTGATTGCTTTGCGTATCTTGAAAAAGTCTTCCCGTAGCGCATCAGTGCTGAAATGATTCTTAATACTGCTGGTCCCATATTATCCCTTTTTTGCTCTATTCTTTGATTGATCCATTGAACTTAAATTACCACCTGAATTGTTCTTTGTGTTTCCATCCCGATGATGAATGTCCTTGCGATCCCCTTTCTTAGCTCTCCCCTCACGCAACCACCTTCTCCGATTACGATTCCTTGCAACCCTCTTACGCACTTGCTCCCTACGTGCCTGATACTTCTTGTCGTATTCCGAATAAACTCTTCCTGATGGTGCGCTCATCGGGCTACCAGAGGTCTTCCTTTGTCACGATACTTCTTGTAACTCTTCCAGGCTGAAGAAATGGATCTTTGAATACCTGTTGCAGACCACGGGGAGGCATTCTTCATGTGTCTTTCATAAAGACCCCTGTCAGACCCCCTGCCCAACTCTGGTGGATTCAGTGCTTCTATTGCTGTTCCTACAGGACCAAGTGACTTTTTCACTACACTCCCTGCCACTTTGACTGCACGTTTACGGGATATGACTTTGTTTGCCCTGGATGCAGGATAATGAGGAACCTTGCCCTCTTTCATATCCCAAGCAATATTGTCCATCCGTTGTTCATATTTTTTGTGGCTTTCTTTTTTGAAATACGGAGCTTTGTATCTTTTACCACCCCTCAAAATGGTTGCTTTTCGGTGTTGTTTGAATTCTTGATCTTTCGCATCATAATACAGATTTTCACGATTCCAATCGTCCGCAATTCTCGATTGCGTCCTCTGACGATTTTGCATATGTGCTACTTCATGAAGTGCAACATGACGTTGAACTTCCTTCTCAGAAAGATATGCACCTTTCGGCAACGGTTTGTGTTCACTTTTCTTAGATTCCATCTCCCAACTGCGCTTACCTTCAGGCTTGTAATTGAAACTCCCGTATCTTGCTAACGGCTTCCGTTTGGTTGTTGTCTCTACTAAAATAGGGGGCCCCTGGATATCCTTCAATAAACGGTCTGAAACAACTCCATCCCAAAACGTGGGGCTTACTTTCTTCTCAAGCTTACGTGTCCAACGCCTCGTATCCGTAGCCTCACCCTCCTGAAACTCCCAATAACGGTTGATGTTCTTCGGAGATACTGAAACCGTCTGCTTTCCATAATCAGTCTGCCCTAAAGTCTTACCACCTCCTGATCCTTCATAATCTCCAGGCTGTAAATGAAACGTCCAGGGCTTCGTATGATCCCTGAATTCCTTCTCTGTGAGCCACGCTTCTCTTAATCCTTGATGAGCCCACTTCCTCTCTGAAAGATCTGGGTCCATTACGTTTGCTTTGCTTGCCGCACCCTTCAAAGTGCTTTGCATTCGTACCAACCTCTTCTTCTTTATTTTTATCGCTTGCGCTGTCTCCATGAAACTAAGCATAACCCATAAAATTCTCGATCCTGCTCCTGATCTTTAAATAGGCTATGGACCATAACACCTCCCGTGATCACCAAATAGAGAGATTGATAGAATCATATACGTCCAGCACCCACTTTGTGCCCCCCACCCCCTGATCGCCAGCACAACTGCACATTAACTAATGATCATCATTAGACTAATATAATAACAATGCTCATATCTCTTGAACAAATAGGGGAACACTAGCTAATTCCAGCACACAGGGATAACCAAGGGCATAGTAATGATTATGAAGAGATAATGATCATGAAGGATAAAGACTAATGATGATGAATCACGGCACTGGCAACGCTTAGACCTAAATCAAATCCCAACATTTCCAAGCAACACGTTATAAAACAGAACACTTTCAGTTGAATTAACCAACTTGATCTTAGAATTGTCGATGTCCACTGTGAGTG